TTTGATAGTATTATAAAAATATTTTTTATAAAATTGAAATATGAAGAAAAAGCATATGAAATAAGTTTTATATCAAAATTTCCTGAAAAATTTACTAAGTACATAACTAAAAATATGAGAAAAAGTAATTTAATGAAAAATTATGCAACAACATAAAATAATATTAAGAAAAAAGTTAAAACAGTAACTGAATAAAAAACTAAGTAATTAAGAGAACTTAAAAGGTTCTCTTTTTTTATAGAAATTGGAGGTGAAGTAGCATTGAAATTAAATGCAAGACAAAAATCTTTCTGTGAGTTTTATGTAGCTAGTGGCAATGCTACTGAAGCTGCAATGAAAGCAGGATATAGTGAGACATATAGTAAGACAAGAACTAATGTTTTATTACAAAATGTCGAGATTTGTCGATATATAAATGAACTGCAAGAGAAAACAAAAACAAGTAGAATTATGACAGCTATAGAAAGAAAAGAATTTTTAACTAAGATGATATTAAAAGAAGAAACAAAAGATACTGATAGATTAAAAGCAGTTGATATATTAAATAAAATGGATGGAGAGTATACTCAAAAGGTTGAGGTAAATGGAAATATAAACTCTAATCCATTTTCTAATCTTACAACTGATGAATTAAAAGAAATAATAAAAGATTAAAGGAGGTGTTGTGGGGGTGTATGATAAAGAATTAATAAAATTAGAAGCTAAAAAAGAATTAGCTAGGAGAGATTTCTGGTATTATTGTAAATTACTAGGAAAAAAAGACTTTTACAATGATAAAAAAGAATATTTAAAAGATTTATGTAATCAGTTACAAAGTTTTATTGATTCTAATAAAAAGATATTAGTTATTAATATGCCTCCAAGATTTGGAAAATCTTACACAGCAACCTTATTTGTGCAATGGTTATTAGGAAGAAATAATAAGTTAAAAATTATGACTGGATCATATAATGAAACTCTTTCTTCTACATTTGCTAAACAAGTAAGAGATATGATAGCAACAGAACAGACACAAGGAGTAACAGTTTATAGAGATATATTCCCAGATACTAAGATTAAATATGGTGAAGCTTCAATGAATAAGTGGGCTTTGGAAGGAAGTCAAGTTGCAAATTATTTAGCTACATCTCCAACAGGAACTGCAACAGGATTTGGAGCAGATTTAATAGTTATAGATGACTTAATAAAGAACTCAGAAGAAGCATATAACTCTAATGTCCTTGAAAAGCATATTGATTGGTTTACTAATACTATGTTATCAAGAACAGAAAAAGGTTTTAAATTAATAATTATAATGACCAGGTGGGCAAGTAATGACCTAGCTGGTTTTATTTTATCTAATTATGATAATGTGGTTCATATAAATTATAAAGCTATCAATGATGATGGAACTCCGCTTGATGAAGGAACATTATCGCTTGAGGACTTTGAGTTTAAAACTAAGAATATGGCAAAAGAAATTGTATATGCCAACTACCAGCAAGAGCCAATAGACATCAAGGGTAGATTATACAGTGAATTTAAAACTTATGTTGATTTACCAAAGGAAAAAATAGTAAAAATTGCTTCTTACTGTGATACAGCAGACACAGGAGATGATTTTCTATGTAATATCATTTATGCAGATTGCAAGGATAGTGCTTATATCCTAGATGTTATCTATACCAAAGAAGCTATGGAAATAACTGAACCACTTGTCGCAGAAGCATATAAAAAGTTTAATGTAAATGTTGCAGATATAGAAAGCAACAATGGTGGTAGAGCATTTGCAAGAAACATTGAAAGAATCACAAGAGATAAAGGAAATTATAAGACGGTTGTTAAATGGTTCCATCAATCTGGAAATAAAATAGCAAGAATATTATCAAATAGTGCTTGGGTAAATAATAATATCTATATGCCTATTGATTGGAAAAATAAATGGTCAGAATTTGCAAAAGATATTATTTCTTATCAGAAGGAAGGAAAAAATAAGCATGATGATGGACCTGATGCTTTAACTGGGGTCGCTGAGAAAATGGCAAGTGATGGATACAATTGGAATCTATAAGGGAGTAAGGTATGTTTGAGTTTATAAAAAACTTGTTTAGGAGAAAAAGAGATATGAATGGAGTACCGATAAAAGAATTAGAATTAATAATAAGAAACTTCTTAGCTAGTGAAAACTTAAAAAATATGCAATTAGGAGATAATTATTATAAAGGTAAACATGATATTTTAAATAGGGTTAGAAAAGTAATAGGAAAAGATGGAAATTTAGTTCCAGCAGTTAATTTAACTAATAATAAAATTGTAGACAATAAATTTGCTGGTGCTGTGGATCAAAAAACAGATTATTTATTATCAAAAACACCTAGTCTTTCATCAAAAAATGAAAATGACATGGATAACTTAAATAAAATATTTAATAGTAAATTTTTCAAGCTATTACACTCAATAGGTAAAGGAACTTATTTGAATGGAATAGCTTTTTTATATGTCTATTACAATGAAAAGAGTGAGTTTTCTTTTAAAAAATTTAAAGGTAGTGAAGTTATTCCGATATGGAAAGATAATGATCATACTGAACTTGACTATGCTATAAGAATATATAAAACTAAAAAATTTACTGGATATGGTTATAAGGAAGTTACTAATGTTGAAGTTTATACATTAGATGGAATAGATTATTATACTTGGGATAATGGATTAAGTTCTTTAATTACCCATGAAAATTATATGAAGCTAGGAGATAAAGAATTCAATTGGGAGTATTTACCTGTTATTCCATTCAAAGTAGATGAAACAGAATTACCTTTAATTATAAAAGTAAAAAGTATTCAAGATGCAATAAATGAAGTAATAAGTGATTTTAAAAATGACATGGAAGATAATTCTAGAACTACTGTACTTGTGGTTAAAAACTATAATGGGCAAGGTGGTACATTAAGACACAATATGAATCTTTATGGTTATATTCCTGTTGGCTCTGATGGAGGAGTGGATCAATTAACAATTGAAGTTAATTCTGGAAACTATGAAACTATTTTAAAAATACTAAATAAATCTTTTATAGAAAATGCAAAAGCTTTTGATGCCAAAAGTGATAAGCTTCAAGGAAATGTAAATCAAATGAATATTCAATCTATGTATTCTGATATAGATTTAGATGCAACAGCACTTGAAAGAGAATTCAAAGCTTCTTTAAAAATGGTGTTATGGTTTGTAAAGCAACATTTAAAAGCTGAATTCAATGAAGATGACATAGATATTATATTTAACAAAGATATTTTAATTAATGAAAGCCAAGCTATAGAAGATTGTCAAAAATCTGTTGGAATACTAAGTACAGAAACAGTAGTAGCTCAACATCCTTGGGTAAATGATTCTAAAGCTGAATTAGAAAAAATTAAAAAAGAAAAAGAAAGCTCTATTGAAGAGATAGAGGAAACTTATGAAGGACATAATCATGAGTAACTATTGGGTAGATAGATTTACAGCTGAAGAAAATAGAATCAATGAATTATCTAAGGAACAAGTAAAAGAAGCTAAAAGGCAATATGATATAGCTTTAAAGAATACAAATCAAAAAATATATGAGTTTTATGCTAAGTATGCAAAAGATAATAATATATCTATGTATGAAGCTAAACAAAGATTCAACAAAAAAGAATTAAAAGAATTTAAAATGTCTTTAAGTGAATATATTAGAAAAGGTCAATCTCTTAATATAAGTCCTAATGATAGCATTATAAAAGAATTAAAGAATGTTAGTTCAAGAGTTCACATTGAGAGATTAGAAGCTTTAAAAATGGAAATAAAAGCAGAAATAGATTTACTATCTAAGACTATGGAAAATAATTTAGATAAACATTTAAGAAGTGTTTATAGAGATACTTACTATAGAAGTGCTTACAGTATTCAAAAAGGTTTAGATAAGTTTTCTAATATAGAAAAACTAAATCCTGAACTGCTTGAAAGTTTAGTATATAAACCTTGGACAAAAGATAATACTAATTGGAGTAAAAGAATTTGGGGTAATGATAGTAAGTTAGTTAATACTTTACATACTAATTTAACTCAAAATATCATAACAGGAAAACCTTTAAAAGATATCATAGATACTATTGAAGAAAGATTTAATGTTGAAAGAAATATAGCTACAAGATTGATAATGACAGAGAGTGCAGCTTATCATTCAAGAGCAAAAGAAAGATGTATGAAAGATTTAGGCTGTGAAAAGTATGAAGTTATTGCAACTCTTGATGATAGAACATCACCTATTTGTAGGACAATGGATAGTAAAGTATTTGATATGAAAGATTATCAAGTAGGAGTTACTGCTCCTCCTTTTCATTCTAATTGTAGAACAGTTACTGCTCCTTACTATGATAAAATAGAAGGAGATACTAACCTAAGGGCTTCAAGGACAGAAGATGATGATTATGAGTTAGTAGATGTTAAAGATTATCAAGATTGGTATGATAATTATGTTGAGAAAAATGAATTAGGATTAACTTCAAATCAAAAGTCTGCTATAATGAGATATATTGGTTCAGATTCTTATAAAATAAATGAACCTCTAAGAAAAGGAATAGAATTGACCCCAGATCAAAAAGAATGGGTCAAAATATTAGATGAAGCACTTAAAAAGACACCTATATACGAAGGTCAAGTTACTAGAAGTTTAAGTTTTCAATTACAAGGTAAAGAAGCTTTAGAAGAATTTTTAAAACTTTATAATATTGGTAACGAGATTGAATATCCTGCTTACACTTCAGCAACAATAGGTGAAACATACAATCCTAGTGGAGAGGTTCAGTTAACTATAATATCTAAAACCGCTAGAAATATAACTACTTTAAATAAAGGAGAACAAGAGGTTTTATTTGAAAGAAACAAAAAATTTAAAGTTGTAGATAGGTATGATACAAGCACTATTCATTATATTTTAATGGAGGAATTGTAGTAATGAATAAAAGTTTTGA